ACGTTATATCCATCTTCATTAGTAGATGGGTTATATGTGCTTAAAGCACTAGAACCAATAGCTATGTTTCTGTCGCCAACTGTATTTGTTCCTAGAGCATCTTTACCAACAGCTACGTTTAAGTCACCTGTAGTTATAGCGTCTCCTGCTGCTTGCCCTACTGCTGTATTGCTGCTAGCTGTAGTTGCATTTACTAAAGCATTATGTCCTATAGCAACATTATTAGCACCTGTAGTATTAGTAAACAAGGCTTGGAAACCAACTGCAACATTGTAGTCTGCTGTTTCGTTATTTGACATAGCATTTTTACCTACAGCAACATTTGATGAGCCTGTGGTATTATCAGTCATTGCTTGATAGCCTATAGATGTATTACTACCTCCTGTAGTATTAGCATCTAAAGATTGATAACCAAATGCTGCATTAGTCTCACCTGATGTATTAGCAGCCATAGCACTTCGACCAACTGCTGTATTTCCTGCTCCTGTGTTAGCTTGTAGAGCATAGTAACCTATAGCAACGTTATCAGCAGCTGTTGTAACACTTTCTAAAGCATCTTTACCTATTGCTACATTATAGTTTCCTGTAGTTATAGCAGTACCAGCTTCTGAACCTAGAGCAGTATTTCCTGCTCCTGTAGTGTTGTGGTCTAATGCTAGATAACCTACTGCTGTGTTGTCATCTGCTGTAGTATTTCTTCCTAATGCGTCTTTACCTAGAGCAGTATTTCCTGCTCCTGTAGTGTTTGCTCCTAAAGCATGATTACCTACTGCTGTATTATCATTAGCTGTAGTGTTAGCATCTAAGGCATAATTACCCACAGCTACGTTACGTTCTCCTGACGTATTATCGTTCATGGCATCTCTACCAATGGCTACGTTATCATCACCTGTAGTGTTGTATAATGTATCTCTGCCGATAGCTATGTTATCACCTACTCCTGTACCAGCAGTTAACATAGACCTATAACCTATAGCAACATTAGCATCACCTGTTGTTAATGCACCTAATGCAGACTTACCCAGTGCTACATTTTGAGAGCCTGTAGTTATAGCATCACCAGATTCTGAACCTATTAATGTATTGTAAGTTCCTGTAGTTACTAAACCACCTGCTGCATAACCAACTGCTGTGTTTTCATCAGCTGTTGTATTAGAACCTAGTGCTGCCACCCCTACTGCTGTGTTATAGCTTCCTGTGGTATTAGCATCAAATGCTTGTCTTCCTACAGCTACGTTGTAGTCTCCTGTAGTATTTGCACCTGCTGCATAATAACCTACTGCTGTGTTGTGACCACCAGTAGTATTAGCAGTCATAGCACTTTTACCAATAGCTGTGTTTTCACTAGCTGTAGTGTTTGCGTCAAGAGCAAAAGCTCCTACTGCTGTGTTATCATTTCCTGTGGTATTTGTATAAATAGATTCTCTACCTACAGCCGTATTATCATGTCCTGTGGTATTTTGTCCTAAAGCACTTCTACCGACTGCTGTATTACTGTCTGCTTCTGTGTTTGCGTTTAAAGCACTTTGTCCTACAGCTGTGTTTCTTGCTCCTGTGGTATTAGCACTTAATGCTGCTTGACCTATCGCTACGTTTTCACTAGCTGTGGTGTTAGCATCTAAAGCAAAAGAACCCACTGCTACGTTGTTTGCTCCAGTAGTATTAGATAACATTGCATCATGTCCAATCGCTGTGTTGTCATCAGCTGTTGTGTTAGCACTTAATGCCATCATTCCAATAGCTACATTGTCTGCACCAGTTGTATTTGCATCTAAAGAGCCATAACCCAATGCAACATTATTTGATCCTGTGGTATTAGCATCCATTGCTAATCCACCGATTGCTGTGTTGTAATTACCTGTTGTAGTGTTTGTTAGAGCAGCATAACCAACACCTACGTTGTAGCTGTCTTCATTTGTGCTTGGATTGTATGTAGTTAATGCACCATGTCCTACAGCTACGTTTCTGTCGCCAACTGTGTTGGCATCTAAAGCATAATTACCAACTGCTATGTTTCTATCTCCTGTGGTGTTTGCTCCTAAAGCGTCTCTACCAATTGCTACATTATCTCCAGCTGTTGTGTTGGCATTTAAAGCATCTTGCCCTACTGCTGTGTTTGAACCACCTGTAGTATTTACTGATAAAGCTCCTGTTCCTACGGCTGTGTTTACAACACCTGTAGTGTTTGCAGCTAATGCACTTTTTCCTAGAGCTGTGTTTGAATAGCCAGTAGTATTTGCTGCTAATGCTGACTTACCAAATGCTGTATTGTTAGAAGCTGTTGTATTTGCTGCTAAAGAGTTATGACCTACAGCTGTATTAGCACTACCTGTAGTATTTGCTGAAATACTTAAATACCCTACAGCAGTGTTATTGTCTCCTGTTGTGTTAGCGTCTAAGGCAGCAGAACCAACTGCTACATGAGAAGAACCTGTAGTATTAGCTACTAAAGCATTGTGTCCTACAGCTGTGTTGTTATTAGAACCTGTTATTGTTCCTAGTGCTGACTTACCTACAGCTACATTGTAGTCACCATCTGTTAAAGCATCACCTGCTTGGCTACCTATAATAGTATTTTCAAGACCAGCTGTAAGTTTAGTTCCTGCATGATAGCCTATTGCTGTGTTTGAATCACCAGTTGTTAGGTCATCAAAAACTTCCCAACCTAAACCTGTATTTTTTTCTGCTGATGATAATGTTCCTGTACCTGCGTCATTACTTATTAGAATACTGTTATCAAAGTTAGTTATGTTTGAGGATATGCCGACACCATTAATTGTACTTGATCCTGTAATAGCTCCATCTACTTGTAGAGTTGAAGCCATATCAACGGCTCCGTCTATATCGACCACATCTAGGTTGGTTGTTCCGTCTACGTCTATATCTCCAGATATATCAAGACTTGCAAAAACTGATGTACCTGTAGCAGTTACTGTTCCTGATATATCAACAGCACCATTCATGTCTATGGTTGTAGCGTTTATTTCTATTTCAGTATCAGAAACTAAATCTAATACTCCGTCTGCTGATTGATGTATGTATGTGCCTGAATCACCAAACTGTAATTGTCTTGTGCTATTTAATAGTAAACCTGTATCAGCAACGTGTGTAAGAGTGGTGTCTGTATCTGTACCAAAACCTAATACTGAGGCATCAGATAATAAAGTTAAATCGTCACCAACAAAAAAATCACCTGCTACATTTAAATCTGTAAATGCATCTGTCATAGCTGCACCAGAGCCAGCTCCGTCAGAATATACAGCTTTTACATGACCTGCTGGTATAGTGACATTAGCTCCTGAGCCTTGAGATATAATTATATTTTGTGATCCTGATGTAGCATTTTCTATTAGCCAAACCTTAGAAACAGTATTTGGTCCAATAGTTATCGTACAAGCACTATCAAGTGTGCCTGTATATTTTAAATACAATGAACGACCTGGATCAGTTGATCCATCCGCTATTGTTGTTGTATGAGTATCAGCATTTGTAGTTATAGCTTCTGTGCCATAACTAAAAGCTTCTGCAATTAATTCTAAATTGGTATTCGTAGAAGTACCCCAGGTACCGCTTTCGTCACCTGTTGCAATTTCTTTAAGTCTTAAATCATTTACATATGTTGCCATAAATTATCCTTTCTTACGCCACCTCTTGATAGTTAGCATCTTGAGATGTATTTATATTACTATAGTTTGGTGTTTGTGTTGTCGATATACTTGAATAGCTAGGTGTTTGTGAATCATCGACTAATCCCCAAACATTTACTCCTTCTATTTCTCCAGTAGCAAATACTCCTGTTGGAATAGTAACTGCTTTAGCTACAACAGTTATACTTCCTAAGCTACTTGTTGCATCTAATCCTGTAACTTCTAAAACATTATTAGTAGATAAACTTATACTTCCTAATGCAGAAGTTCCTGCTAATCCTGTAACTGATACATTAGCTGCTGCGGAAACTGATTCATCACCAAGTGTTCCTACTGAGGCAGAGCCTGTAACTCCTGTTACAGCTGCTCCCATAGTCATTGCATTACCTAATGCAGAAGTAAGACCAAAACCAGTTGCAGATGTATTAGCATCCGCTGCTACTGTTTCGCTTCCTAATGCAGAAGTTCCAGCAATTCCTGTTGCAGAAATATTAGCATCTGCTGTTATTGTTTCTGAGCCTAATGCACTTGTAGCTGATACACCAGTTACACTTACATCTGCTGCTGCAGAAACTGTTTCGCTACCGAGTGCAGTTGTTCCTGAAACTCCAGTAACTTCAACAGGTATAGGTTCGCCAAAGGTTAATTGACCCCAGGTACCTCGACCCCAACCTGTTACGTTTGCCATTTTACGCTATTCTAATAATAGCATTTGAAGCATCAGCTGTTGGAAATTGAATTGTAAAATCTCCAGCAGTAGATGTTTTATCTCCTCCGAAATCTAAAATACAAACAGCTGGATCACCAGAAGCTGAATCGTTAAAGATCATAGCTCCTCTTGCAGTTACAGTAGCATTTGAAAAAGTCAAATCTGCAAAATCTGTAAGTGCAGTTGTTCCTGATGTAGAAGGATCAACTCTAGTTAGAGATGCTCCTTTAGCAGTATAGTTTGTACCAGATACTTCATTAGAAGTAGTGTACGCAGTTGTAGAAGCACCAAGACTAGCTGAACTTGTATAAAGTGCTAGATTAAAAGTGCTGCCACCTGAGTTTTTAAAATTGTGTACGCCCTCTAATAATTCTTGTTTAAAAGATGTGCACATTGCTTGCGTTATCGCCATTATATTCTCCTTACAATATCAGCCATATCCTTATGACCTTGTTTCTCTAATAAACCAGCTACAGTAGCTCTATCGCTTAATATAGCTTGTTTTATATAAAGTAAAATTAAATTTTCTATAGATGATTTAAAAGCTTTAGCTTGTGCTTGCACCATTGGATCAGCATTATCGCTTATTGCTATAAGTCTCTCTACTATTCTTTCAGTCCAATATTCAGGACTAAGACCTTTATTCTGTGTTGTCTTTACGTCAACTGTACCTACTTCTGGTTTTATTTCTGCATTTAACATTAGCTTCTACCTATTCTCTGACTATCATCTCTATATGAATCTACTTTATTATCACCCTCTCCTAAAGTTTTTAATCTAGCTAAAGCTTGATCATATCTTTTTTCGTAGGTTGCCATAAGATCAGGCTCTCCTTTCATGTAAGTATAAGCTTCTACCAAACATCCATACAACAATGCATTCTCAGCATTAGTTGATAACCATGTAGTTCCTGAATCAGAACCAGCTGTTAGTGAATCTGGTTGATAGAAATAATGTAGCTCTACTGTATAACCAGAACCTGGTGTTGGTCCAACAATAAAAGATGTATTATCAAACAAAGCATAATGCTTTGGTACTCCTGTAGTAGAAGCATTTGGATAAGCCTCTCTTATAAAGTTAACATCTTTAAATAAAAGAAACTCTTGTGAACTAGAGTTTGTAATACTTAAAGAAAAGTTGTCTAAAAAATCTGTTGGTGTTGATAGATATTGATTACCTGATGTTAAATTTCCTGTAACATTTTTTCTAAACACAGGAAGCTTAACTGTTTTAAGTATTCTTGTTTCTGCTTGTTTAATTATTGTAGGCAAATCTGCTACAAAAGTAGCTTCTGTATTTTGTAAATAATCTTGTATTAAACTTTTTAATTCTGAGTATGTCATTCTATTGTAATTTTTACATCTCCTATATTGCCTCTTAAGACTATGCCACTGCTATTAACAGGATCAAAGCCAAAGTAAACAGTTGAATCTTTTTCTCCGCTATCTGGTCTTGCATTAAATAATGCTTGTGAATCAGAAGTATTTAGTTTGCCTACTTGATATTGTGGTTGATCTGGATCAAAACAATTATTACAAACTCTTAATCCATTTCTAGTTTCATTTTCTATTTCATATTTAAGCTCATTAAGCTTATATGAAAAACCACATCTATCACATATACCTAGTGCTTTTGAACCTACTGCATAAGACATTTTTAATAAACACTTCCACCAGGTACAAACTTTACTGCTGCTCTTTCTCTATCAGCATCAGAAACTTCATCCCATAGCTCCATATATCTTTGCCTAATCATGTTAACTCTATTCTGAGCTTCAGGTTCTTTACAGGCTATATTATATGCTAGTGCATAAGTTAAGCATGGAAGATATCTTGCTGGTACATCTGCATTATTACTTGCAACACTACCTGCATCTTCAATTCTTTTTATGTAGTCATAAACTAAAGTATATGTTTGTGCATCATCAGGCGTTGACCATAAAACTATATTAATACCACCAGTACCTTTATCAGCATAAAACTGAGTAGGCTTTGACCTAGATAGTTTCTTTGCTTGATGGTTGTACTGTGTTCTAGATATTCTAGTAAGTTGTTGATCAAACTGTTTATCAGTATCTCCAGAATCTGTTCGTATAAAAGCATCAACTATCTCTAACGCAGAAGTTTCTGCAGCATAGCTGCTAGTGCCTGCAGTTAAAGCTTGAGTTGCTTGTTCTATCTTCCAAAGGTTTAAGCCTTTGTTTTGCCATTCTAAAAATATAAGATTTAAAGCACGTCTTGCAGTTCTATAATCATAACCAGAACGCATAGTAAGACCGCATAGTTCATATGCTTCTTCCATGATATCTGATAAATCTAGATTAAATGTTGTTGTACCGCTTGTTGCCATTATTTAACACGCACCTTTTTTCATAGATGATTTACCACCTTTTCTATATTTTTTTATACGTAACTTTCTTTGAAATCCTTTAGCCATTAAATACCTCTAATTAACATTTCCATCTTCTACGAGCCTGTCTTATTCTTGAGTTAGGATCATTTCTAGTTTTAGCTGAACTTCTTTTCAGCTGTCCTAAAGACCTAGCACAATAAGACTTTCTGCGTTTTGCAGCCTTACTACCTTTTTTAACTTTGCCTGTTACTGCTGTTTTTAACTTTGATCCAGGATTTGCTTTGCGATATGCACGCACTCCTTTAGCAGTCATGCCAGCACCAGACTTAGTAGGTCGATAGTTAGCACCTTTACCTTTTGTAGTTCTAGGTATAGGTCTTTCTCTTTTGGCTCTAGACATATATTTAAATATTTACTGGTTTATGTTTTTCCACCACCAAACATTTTTTTAACGTAGTCTTGGTAAGGAACGACACCAGCAACTGCACCAGAAGCAGGACCTTTTGCAGCCTTAAAAGGTGCTTTAACTTTGCCTGTAATTCCGCCACCTTCCATTCCTCTTCTACCTTCAGCATCCATTTTCATAGGTACTTCAGGTCCTTTCATTGGGCGTTTCTTTATCATCATTTTTGGCATTCCAAACTTTCCGCCTTTACGCATATTTTTTCTCTCAGCAGAAGCTCCGCCTGCTCCTCCGCCTGCCATTTTTATTTTCTTTTTCTTGTTTCCGTAATCCATAATTTATCCTTATCTTTGTTATAAAGAACAGAAACTTAACCTATAAATAATAAAACTTAAAGGTTAAGCACTGTATCTTTGTTAATTATTATCCTTTCTTTTTTGGTCTTCCACGCTTTTTAGCAGGAGCTTTTCCTGAAACATAAGCTTCATTTACATCTGGAGTAGATGGATCATCTGCTTTATAGTGACCTTTACTATCTCTAGCTCTTTTCTTTGATCCAGATAACTCAGCGTGTTTACGTTGAGCATCTTCTAGATCAGGATCAGGACCAAAAACAGGTCTTAGAATACCATCATCTCCTTCTGCCAATACAAAGTATTGTGCTGGAAAATTACCATTTTCTGAAATAAAATATTTCATATTACTCTCCTTAATCAGAATACACTTTAACCATTTCTAAAACAATAGAATAAGTGTCTCCGCTTGAATGACCTTTAGTAGTAAACAGAACATCTCCTGTTTTACCACTACCTGCGTTATTTGGAAGTCCTCCAAAATCTCTGAAGTCCATGTGTCCATTACTGCTTTCAGCTAGTTCCACTAAAAGAACATTAGATGAAGCATCTAAAAACACTTGAACAGACATACCAACAATGGCATGGCTTATACGCATTATTCTAACTTCTGAACAGGCTACGCCATCATAGTTAGCTGCTAAGGCAGAAACATCTACCTTAGCTACTGCGGATTCGCCAGTGCCATCACTGACATTGGTAAACTTCATAACACAGTTTCTTTCACCATCAATAATGGTTTGTGAAGTTACTGCATCAGCCATAATTTACTCCTATTAAGATTGGTCAGTAAATGCTGGAGCATCTGCACCTTCTTGATTACCCCAGATATACCAGTTGGTTGAATCTTTGGCTAGTATATTAATTTCAAATATACCAAAATCAGTCAAAGTTAATATAGAGTTTGAGTTACCATCAGAATATACAGATACATTGTCTGCATTTGAATCTAAGTGAACAATACCACCTATATAGAAGTTAGTGTCTGAACCTGTATCAATGATAAGGTTTTCTGTTTCTTCTGCTGCACCACCATAGATAATTTTAAAATAAACTCCTGCTGATGGTGAAGGAAGTGTTAGTGTGCAGTTTTGACCTAGTGCTGGAACTACTGATATCCTGCCACCATGTGCTGCTGCTGTTAATGAAATAGCTGCTGAATCAGCTAATGCTACAGGTGCTACTTGCATCCCTGAACCATCTAAAGTAAATGATGTAA